GAGATATCCACAAGGCTTTTGCTCGAGGATTGACGCTGGCCGACAAGGGCTTACAATCCCCGGCCATGGTGTTGTCCACAGACGAACTGACGTTCCTGGCTCGCTTTGCGAAGTCGCCGGACGCCAAGGCGTTGGTCAGCATCTTGCAAGGCAAACTCGGCGATGTCGAAGGCAAGCTCCGAAGAGCAGAAGGTGCAGAAATGCACCGATGCCAGGGGCGGGCACAGCAGCTCGATGAGTTGCTCGCAGACATACGCGACGCCGAGATGCGCCTTCACACCTCCACAGCCCAGTCAACAGCTTCGCGGCGGTTCCGACAGGTGCTCGTGGGCCAATGAACCCCAGGTACGCATAGTTCTGGATCATGGAGACCAAAATGCCACAGGCTTCCGTAGCCTCGAACGAAACACGGCTTCCTCGCGCCATACTCCAACGCTCCAAAGCAATTCAGGATCGGCTGGACGCGCAACGCGAATCGAAGACTGCGCCCGCAGACCCAAGCGCGACCCCGGCCCCGCCGGACGCGGCAAAGGCTGCACCACCCGTTGACCCCCAACCCCCGGCTGCAGTGCAGCCTGATGCACGCGAGAGCGACCCGCTTTATTGGAAGCAGCGCTTCAACGTGACATCCGGCTTTCTGAGGACTGAACGCGAAGCGCGACAGGCCGAAGTCACTGGGTTGCATCAACGGATCACCGAGTTGGAAGGCAAGCTCGTTGAATCCGAAGCCAAGGCGACCGCATCGCCGTCGAGTAGCAAGACTGACCCTGGGGAATATTTCACCCCGGAACAGATCGAGCAGATCGGCGAAGAGGAAGCCACAGCCATTGCGGCGGCAGCCAAGAAGGCTGCCCACAGCGCGGCGCAAGCCGCGGTCGATAAGGTGACGCAAGCCGTCGCCCCGTTCGAGCAACGTGAGGCCCGCAGAATCCGAGAGGAATTCGAAGCGAAGAAACAGGAGTTCGAAGGTCGACTCGCCGAGGCGGTCCCGAACTTCAAAGAGATCGACGAATCTGAAGGATGGCTCGAATGGCTCGCGGAAAGCGACCCAGACGAGGGTGAACAGCGACAGGTCACCTTGACACGGTACAGTCAGCGGCTCAACGCTGCCGGCGTGGCCAAGATGTTCAAGGCATACCTGAAAACGGTCACACCCCCGCCGCCTCCAATCGCCCCGCACGGTCAGGGTGCGAATACCGGCGAACAGCCGGCGCCACAGCTCAATAGCAAGGCACTTCGCAAACCCACAGACGCAGAGGTCAGAGACTTCTACAAGCGGGCGGCAATCGGTAGGGTATCGGCGCAGGAACGTGTCGAGTTCGAAGCACGACGGAAGCTCCGCGCTCCTCAGTGATGAGGAGCTGAACGCCTAACTCAGGAGCAACTCACATGGGCGTCGCACGTGCATCTGGTATCCCGGACTATGGTCCCGCGGGTACCGTCAATTACGACCCCGAGGTCTACTCGGGCAAGCTGGTCGAGAAGTTCTACAAGACCACCGTGTTCGGCGACATCGCGTCGACCGACTACGAGGGCGAGATCGCGGGCTTCGGTGCCCAGGTCAAGATCCGCACGATTCCGGACGTCACCGTCTCGGACTACGTGATCGGTGCTGGCCTGTCGCCGCAATACCCGACGAACAACTCGGTCACTCTGGCAATCGACCAAGCCAAGAGCTTTGCCGTGGCGCTGTCCACGGTCGACTCGCGGCAATCGGATCTGGATCTGGCGGACGTGTTCGCGAACGATGGCAGCATTCAGTTGCGCATCGCCGTGGATGCCGAAGTGCTGGAAACGATTCCGGCCGATGTCTCGGCCGACAACAGTGGCACAACCGCTGGCGTCGACTCGAACGACATCAATCTCGGTACATCGACCACGCCTGCCACAGTCACCAAGACCACGGTCGTCGAATTCATCGTCGATCTGGGCACGGTGCTGGACGAACAGAACGTGTCGGACGAAGGCCGTTGGTTGGTCGCGCCTCCGTGGTTCATGGCCCTCATCAAGAAGGGTGATCTGAAGGATGCTTCGGTGAGCGGCGACAGCGTGTCGGTCCTGCGTAACGGCAAGGTCGGCGGCATCGATCGCTTCGTGCTG